TAGGACGAGGAACTCGAGCTTCAGTGGCTGATGGCGATTTTTATGTTGAAGGCCATTTTGTAAATGCTCAACCACAATCAAAAATTATATCAAGATACACTACTAATCCAAATAAATCTTTAGGATTTGTTGTAACTCAAGATATTGTAACATCAGCTGATGACAATACATTATTCGATAATCAAGGAGCTTCACCAAACATATCTGCTCCAGGTGCTGACAGATATCGTATTAGATTAAATCTTACTACACAAGATCTTGTAGCAGATACTGATAAATTTGTGAGTATTGCTAATATTATTAATGGCGCTGTGACTAGTCAGCCGGAAGCTGGTGATGAATACAATACAATTAACGACGTTTTAGCTAGAAGAACTAAAGAAGAATCTGGAAATTACATAGCAAAACAATTTATTGCAAAGTTTGATTCAGCTGATGATTCATCATTAACATTAAATTTAAGTAATGGTATAGCATATGTTGATGGTTATCGTGTACAGCCTAATGCTTTACCTTTAAGTGTACCAAGAGCACAATCTACTAAAACTTTAAATAATGAAGCGATTGCAGCTAACTATGGAAACTTTGTATATGTACAAGATAGCGGCTGTGATGGTATTAACATGGGAGCTGGTACTGATAGAGGAGCTAAAGGCCTTCCTACACCATTTGTAGATAGTTGTACAATATTTGATGCAGCTGATGCATCAGGTAATGCTATAGGCCAATGTAGAGTTAAAGCTGTAGAAAAAGGTGGAGTTACTGGAATACCTGGATCAACTCTAGGTCCTTACAAGTATTATCTACAAAATATTGAAATGTACTCTGGCAAGAGTTTTAGAACAGCTCGAAGTATTGGTCCTTCAGCTACAGTGTTCTTTAATCCTGTACAAGATAATGGACAGACAGTATTAAGATCGACAGAAAATCACGATCTTTTATTTCAATTGCCTAAAGATAGACCAAAAGCTTTATCAGATTTCAATCTTACAGTACAAAGAAAGTTAACTGCCACAACAGATGCAAGTGGAGCTGCTACATTTAGCACTTTGTCAAATGAAACCTATACCAATACTTCAGATTGGATATTTGCTTCTGTAGATAGTGCAGTGTTTGCTCCGACGGTTTCAGGATCTGGAACAACATCTGCTTCAATAACAGGTGGACCGAAGAGTAAAAGTATTGTTGCATTGGGCTATATTAATAAAGCAGTAGCTGCTTCTGCAATACAAAGAACAAAAACATTAGCTACTGTAACAAAAGTTGTAGGACCTACAACAGTGAACGGTGTTACATCATATCATTTAGCTAAACCAGATTTATTTGATGTTACTTCAATAAAAGACACTAACTCTAGTGGAGTAGATGTATCAAGTAAATTTATTATTGATAATGGTCAAAGAGACAATCATTATGATTTAGCTAGATTAATACTAAGACCAGGACAGACTCAAACTAATCCAATTCATGTAGTGTTCAGACATTTTACACATGGAGCCGGACAATTCTTTACAGCTCAATCTTACCCAGCTTCAGTAAGCTATTCAAAGATTCCTAATTTTATTACTAGAGAAAATAAAGAAATTGAATTACGTAATGTAATAGATTTTAGACCCGTAGTTGATTCTGCTGGAAAGTTTGGCTCGGCTGGATTTGCCTCTATAGTAAATGAAATACCAAAGAACACAGATGTTATGTCAGCTGACATTGAATATTATTTACCAAGACGAGATAAGATTGTAGTTACAAATGACAATAATTTAAAATATTTAAAAGGCGCTAGTGAATTTGATTTACAAGAAGTTGAAACTCCTGGCGGAGCTTTAGATTTATATAATGTCAGTCTTAACGCTTTTACGATTAATGATTCAGATCTCACATTAGAAAAAATAGAATCCAAAAGATTCACAATGCAAGATATTGGGCAAATTGAAAAACGTATTGATAAACTTGAAGAAACAACAGCATTGAGTTTACTAGAAGTTGATACAAGAAATTTTGAAGTTATTGATTCTTCAGGAAATAATAGAACTAAAGCAGGATTTGTAGTAGATAATTTTGCCAATCATTTTCAAGCAGATACTCTTTCAGCTGAATATAGAGCTGCAATAAGTCCACAACAAAAAATATTAAGACCATCTTTCTGGGAAGATAATGTAAAGTTAATATATGACTCTGCTACTTCTAGAGCTTTAAATTCAAATAATTCAGGGGTAGTAATAAAAGGCGATAATTTATATTTAGACCATGGAGAAGATTCTGCATTTTCTCAATTATTAGCAACTCAAACTGAAAATGTAAATCCATTCAACGTTATAACTAATGTAGGAGTTATAGATCTTTCACCTTCATCTGATGATTGGAAAGAATCAAGAAAAGCTGCTCCGAGAGTTTTAGATGGTGGTGTTAAGATAGATAAATCTTTAGCTAATAACTGGAATAATTGGGAATGGAATTGGTCAGGTACTGAAGCTGCTTCATTAACAGCAAACCAACAACTTTCAGAAAGACAAGTAGAGAATCAAGTTGGAAATCAAATAATAACTACTAAGCAGACAAATTTTGTAGCTTCAAATGAAGTCATAAGAACATTAATAGGAACACGAGTTATTGATATAGCTCTCATACCATTCATGAGATCTAAGAAAGTATTCTTCAGAGCTCAAGGACTGAAATCTAATACCAGAATGTTTGCTTTCTTTAATGGAGTAGATGTTTCGAGTTGGGTAAGATCTGAAGCTTCATTTACTAGATTTGCTACATTGGATTCAGATTTTGGAAGTAGATATAATAAAGCAACTTCACACCCAAGTGGATCGAGTAATTTAACAACAACTGATTCAGGATCTTTAATAGGGTCATTCTTTATACCGAATACTGATGCTATAAAATTTAGAACTGGTGATAACGAATTTAAACTTTTAGATATTAGTGTAAATGAAGATAGCGTTGCAACTTCTAAAGCTAACGCCATATTCACATCACGTGGAGTTTTAGAAACAGAGCAAGATACAATACGCTCTACTAGAAATATTACTTTGGGCTCTGGTTCTCGAGAAGTATCTAGAAGAGCTGCATACACCAGCAGAGATGATAATGATAGACCATCGACCGGTACATTAGTACAATGGGGAAATGAAAAAGATGGAGGCATAGCAAGTGTATTCGGTGGCGGTACTAGATACTCAAGTAATAACATTGGATCTAATTTTTCAAATGAAGTTACTTCTTCAGAATGTCTTACTTGGTATGATCCTTTAGCTCAAACATTCATGGTTGAACAATCATCTGGAATATTTGTTACTAAAGTAAGATTGTTTTTTGCAACTAAAGATAGTAATGTTCCAGTACAAGTTCAAATAAGACCGGTTGAAGCTGGAGTTCCGGCTTTATCTGTAGTTCCTGGAGCTACCAAATTCTTAGGACCTTCTTCTGTTAACGTGGCTGCAGAAGGAAGTAATTTAACAACTGTGCAGGGAAATCCAACAGACTTTGTTTTTGAAGAGCCTGTGTATTTAAAACCTTTTACTGAGTATGCAATAGTAGTAGTGGCTCAATCTAATGAATATACATGTTACACAGCTAAGTCCGGAGATTTTATTGTACAATCAACTGAAAGAAGAGTAACTCAACAACCTTCATTAGGTTCTTTATTTAAATCTCAAAATGGTTCAACATGGACAGCTGATCAACATCAAGATTTAATGTTCACTATATTTAAAGCGAACTTTGTATCATCTGGATTGGCCACATTAGAAAATGGTGATGTCGCTCCGATGTTACTAGACACTGATCCTATTACAACTACAAATTCATCAACAACAGTTTCTGTCTATCAACCGGGTCATGGTTTTACTGTAGGTGATTTAGTTACAATAAACGGAGTTACAACTTCCGATTCCTCTGCTTTTGTATCAGCTGAAATTGGAGGAAGTAGTAATTCCGGAATACTTGGATCAGAGTTAGATGGCGGACGAACAATAACAAAAGTTGATTGGACCGGATATCAATTTGTAGCAGACGGTTCTGCAGCTACTGGTACAGTATCAGGTGGAGGAAGCGCATTACGAGCAAGTCAGAATATGCAATTCGATACTTTTGTACCAAACATACAATTCTTAGCTCCTCCTTCAACTCAAGTGGCTGGAGATGCTAAGTTTCATAGCGGAAAATCTTTCGGTGGAAGTGAAACGCCATATACAAGAGATACTAATTTTAAGCCTATTTCATTAAACAGAAATAACACAGTTGATAATCCAAAATTAATTGCATCAAGAGAAAACGAATTAAAATCTGGAAACATTAGTACTACAAATAACCCGAATCAAAGATCAGCTCATGTTAGAATTGGTATGGTTACATCTGATCCAAATGTTTCTCCAGTTATCGATTTACAAAGAACTTCATTAACAGTTGTTAATAACTTAATTGACAAACAAGATGCAGCTGCAACATCAAATGGATTCAGTGTTCCAATAGCATATAAGGCAGAGACAGATCCTATAGAAGGTAGTTCAGCTTCAAAACATATAGCAAGAACAATTACATTGGCTGAAGATGCAGTCGGATTAAAAGTTATCATTGCAGCAAATGTTCCAAATAATTCATCATTCGATTTATATTTTAAAACTGCAACTGATGGTGTAAATATTACAAATGAAAGTTATACTCTCGCAACAAGAGAAGTTCCAGTTGCAACAGATGATAATCCAAACATATTTAGAGATCATACTTTCTTAATAGGCGGAGTAGGTGGTAATCTTGATCCATTTACTCAATTTAAATTAAAAATAGTTTTCACTGGATTTAATTCTTCGAAAGTTCCAGTGTTAAGAGATATGAGAGTGATAGCACTAGCAACATAATGAGAGACGATATGCAATACATAAACGTGGAAGGATCTGGTGGATTGGTCAGAGACCAAGAAACTGGAGCAATACTAAATACTAATAAGAGTGAGATAGAACGAGCTCGACAAAGAAAAATACTTTCAAAAAGAAAAGCTGAAGAGTTTGATAATATGAAAAATGACATCAAAAGCTTAAAAGATGATATGAAAGATTTGAAAACTCTTCTAACTAAACTAGCAGACGGATGGTAAAAAATGGCTAAGACAGTAGTTAATCTAACAGACCCACTATCAACTTTGGTTACAAAGGTAAACCAAATATCTAATGATTTGGGTGATATACAGAATATGCATCTGTATGATTCGAGTGTGGCAGGTATATTAATAAAAGTTGACTCCGATGCTAATGTAACAAATAGCACTGCTGTTAGAAATGCATTAAGTACAGGTACCCCACAAAATCTAACCTATGACAGTTCTGCTGGACAATTTAGTTTATTATTCGATTCTGCTCAAGCACGTAAAGTAATATCAGTTACTTCATCGGGTACAGGATCACTTGCCTATAATAGTGGTACTGGAGTTCTTGCATATACAGGTCCCGCAACGACAAATGTGATCGGTGATACCACTCCACAGCTTGGAGGAGATCTTGATGCTAATAGTAAAAGAATTACATTAGGAGATCATACAGTTAATGCGGACTTAAGTTTAGGAAATAAAATTGTATTTGGTGCTGACTCAGATTTAAAAATATATCATACAGGATCTCACTCAGTAATTTATGACGCAGGAACAGGATCACTTCAACTTAGAACAAATAGTTTAGCAGTCCAAAATGCTAGTGGATCAGAAAGTCAACTCACAGCTTTATCAGGTGGAGCAGTAACAGCATTTTTCAATAACTCCAAAAAATTTGAAACTACTAGTGCTGGAGTAACAATTACAGGGACAACAACTTCTACTGGAAATTTTATTGGCAATGTAACAGGTAATGTATCAGGTTCTTCCGGATCAACAACCGGTAACGCTGCGACTGCTACAGCTTTAGCAAATGCTAGAACTATAGGCGGAGTATCTTTTGATGGAACTGGTAATATTGACCTTCCTGGAGTCAATACAGCAGGGAATCAAGATACTTCAGGTAATGCAGCTACAGCTACAATATTAGCTAACTCTAGAACGATTTCTTTGACAGGCGATGTTGCGGGTTCAGTTGGTTTTAATGGAAGTGGTGATGTTAGTATTAGTACAACAATTCAAGCTAATAGTGTTGCATTAGGAACTGACACTACAGGAAATTATGTAGCAGCCATTAGCGGTGGTACAGGAGTTTCAGTAAGTAGCGGTTCTGGAGAAGGAGTTACTTCTACAATATCAATTCCTCAAACAGTTTCAACGAGTTCTCATGTTCAATTCCATTGTTTAGGATTAGGGACTGCTGCTTCTGGTAATGCAGGAGAACTTAGAGCTACAGGAAATATCACGGCATATTATTCTGATGAAAGACTGAAAGATATGCACGGTAAGATAGAAGATGCTCTAGATAAAGTTGAATCAATCAACGGATACTACTATAAAGAAAATGAAAAAGCTAAAGAATTAGGCTATGATAATGATAAAATGCAAGTAGGGGTGTCTGCTCAAGAAATAGAAAAGATCTTACCGGAAGTTGTTACTGAAGCTCCTATAGCTGATGAAATAGAAGAAGACTATAAAACTGTATATTATGATAAACTAGTTCCTCTCTTAATTGAAGCGATTAAAGAATTGAATCAAAAGGTGAAAGATCTGGAGAATAAATAATGCCTCTTCAATCCTCTGGTGCCATAAGTATGAATGATATGCGATCTCAGTTTGGCATATCAGGTTCTATATCTATGAGTAGTTTATATAGAGGTGGATCTTATGTTGATACAGAACAAGCAAGAACAGATTTAATATCAAGCGTGACTGATTCTGGATACGGTCAGGCCGGTTACACTCAGAGATTTAATTACGGCAATTTAAATAACTGGTCTTTTAGTACTACTGGAAACCCTCCTCAAAATTTTTATGGTGGAAGATTTCCATTTCAAATGGGGTATCTATATAATGGTCAGCAAGCTAGTTCTGACCTTCAGTCTTTAAATGCATCCAATGGTGGAGGATCAAGAGCAGGAACTTATGGCTATCATATCTATAATGGAGCTGCATTGAATTATGAATCAGGAGCAATGTTTTATTATAATTGCACGAATATGACCTCTGGAGGTAATTATCACGTGCACAATATTACTTTTGCAGTTGCTGGAACTTACTATGTATATGTAGGTCAAGCGAATGGTTATCCATATGACCGATACTACTACTATTCTGTTTCAGGAGCAAATTCAGGAAACGTTACAAATAAAAATGCATATGGATACACAATAGGAAATACTGCTGGATCTTTTGGTATTAACGGTACTACTATAAACGTATCTGCAAATCAAACAGTGACTATTACACTGAATCAACAAGCCGGCTCAATTTCTCAGGAATGTTCAATTAGTACCAAAAATAATCAATGGAATAGTCGAGTTGCTCCAGTTAACACGAGTGTTCCAGGCAGTGGTCAGATAAGTTTTAGTCAATTTTATGGCGCAAGATGATTATAAATAATAGAAAATTAAGAGATAAATATGGCTCAATTTGAAGAATTTGATATAGATCAGGGAACAGATGTTGCTATCAACATTCATGTAACGAATAAGAATGGAACAGCTAAAGATTTGGCTAATTATTCTGTAGCTGCTAAAATGAAGAAATCTTATTCAAGTGATAGTGATAGTACTTTTGATTTCACAGGAAATATTGATACTCCTACTACAAAAGGAATAGCAATTATATCTATGACAAATACTCAAACTGATGCTATACCGGCTGGAAGATATTTATATGATGTAGAACTTTCTTTTACAGATAGTGGCAACAACACAACTATTGAAAGAATATTAGAAGGTAGAATTAACGTAACTCCTTCAGTAACAAAGTAGGTTATTATGGCAGTAGAAATTGAATCAAAAGTTGAAAAGGTTGTAGTAGTAACTTCGACTGATAAAACGAATTTTGTTAAAAAAGTTGAAATAGGACAGCCAGTTCGAACAGTAAGTTCAGGTTCATCAAGTATTACCAATCTTGGTGGAGTTAATGTCGTAGGTAGAGTACACGGATCGTTCTTAATGTTTGATAGTGATCAACAATTGTTTACTGCTCAAACTGAAATAAGCAGTGCGAATAATAAAATAAACGGAGGAAATTTTTAAATGGCTTCAGTAATTAAGACAAAAAGATCAGCTTCTACTGGAGCTCCTACCGCTCTAGCCCAAGGAGAAATGGCGTATTCCTTTTTAGGTGGTACACAATCAAATGGTGGTGATAGATTATATGTAGGAACTGGTACAGAAACGGGTGGAGAAGCTGCCAATATTGATGTTATAGGTGGTAAGTATTTTGCTGATATGTTGGATCATGTTACTGGTACACTTACAGCATCAAGTGCAATATTAGTCGATGCTAATAGTAAGATAGATGTACTTAACGTCGATAATATTACTTTAAACGGTAATACGATATCAACAACAAATACAAACGGTGATTTAACACTAAGTCCAAATGGATCCGGTGATGTTATTATAGACACTGGCAAATCTTTAAGATTATTAACTCATACTGATAACGGTGTACTAAAATTTGACGCAGATGGAAATATTGTAACATCAGGACTTACTTATGATGGATCTACTTTAGCTTTAGGATCTTCAAATCTTACTACAACCGGAAAAATATATTTCGCAAATGTATTCACTAATGAAGGTGATTTGCCAAGTGCTTCAACTTATCATGGTATGTTTGCACATGTTCACTCAACAGGAAAAGCTTATTTTGCTCATGCCGCAGCCTGGCATAAATTAATAAATGAAACTAATGGAGTTTTAGCAGATCTTTCTAATGTTTCAGATTCTGCATTTGCTGATAACCAAACATTAATATTTGATGCAGCTCAAAGTAAATTTAGACCGGGAAGTTTATTTCAAGTAATATCTGCTGATGCTGGAACCGCAGACTCAGTAGTAGGTACAATGAATTTTGCAGGCGGCACTGGAATTAATACTTTAGTTTCTGATAATAGAATTACCATACATGTAGATTCAAATCTAAGTGGCTTATCTCGACTTGATGTAGATAATATAAGACTTGATGGAAATACAATAAGCTCTACTTCTGGAGCTGAAATGTTTATCGATCCAAATCCTGCTGGAGATTCTGGTGATTTGATAATTCAAGGTAACCTAACAGTTCGTGGAACTACAACAACTATCAATTCAGCTACAGTATCAATTAATGATTTAAATTTAGTTTTAGCCGATAGTGCAGGAAATGCTGCTGCAGCTGATGGAGCTGGAATAACAATCAACGGAGCATCTGCTACTCTAACTTATGGAGCTTCAAATGATAGGTGGGCATTTAACAAAGGATTGAATTTACCTGATTCTGCTACAGGAACTAATGGTTTATTTTTAAATGGAGTTTCAATAGGAGAAACCATCGAAGATAAAGTTGGATCTTTAGCCACTGCTGGAGAAGGTATAGATATAACATATAACGATGGAGCGGGTACTCTTACTTTTGCAGGAGAAAACGCTACAAAAAATAACTTAGGAATCGCATCTTTTGATTCTGCTCACTTTGGAATATCCTCCGGTCATATATCATTACCGACTGTTGACGGAGGAACTTACTAGAGTTTTTACTCTTAAATTAAATTAACCTTTATTAAGGATTGACATGACAGCACCAACCAAACTCATACTGAAAAAATCTTCAGTAGCAAATAAAATACCACAAGCATCAGATTTAGATCACGGTGAACTTGCTATCAATTTTGCTGACGGTATAATATATTATAAAAATTCTAGTAACGTAGTTAAAAACTTTAGAGACTTATCTGTACTTGATAGTGATATTGCCACTTCAGGAAGTATCATATTTGAAGGATCAGTTGCAGATGCACATGAAACAACTCTTACTGTGGTTAACCCTACAGCAGATAGAGTTTTACAATTACCAGATGCAGATGGAAGACTTGCCACATCTGATAGTATTCAAGGAGATGCCATAGTGATGGCAATAGCATTAGGATAAATAGGATTAGATATGCCAAATAATTTTAGAGTTAAAACAAGTGGATCAATAGGTGGAACAGCACATACGATATATACGTGTCCTGCTTCTACTCAAACGACAGTGATCGGTTTAAATTTAGCAAATATATTAACAACTGGTATTACAGCAAATGTACTACTGGAAAATGCAGACAGTGATAATATCAATATAATTAAAAATGCACCGATACCAACTGGGAGTGCATTAGCTCCTATAGGTGGGACACAGAAACTCGTCATGGAAGCTGGAGATGTCTTAAAGGTTTCTTCTAGCGATTCAGCATCTATAGACTGTGCATTAAGCGTACTTGAGGTTAGCTAATGTCATATATCGGGACTAAACCTACATCTTCATTTGCTTCTGCTACATCTCAGACATTTACTGGGAATAACAGCACGACAGCATTTACGTTGAATCGAAGAGTATCTGCTCCCGAAGATCTTGAAGTATTTGTCTCAAACATACAACAGCAACCTACTGTATCATATACGATTGGAAGTACAGGACTAGAACTTAATTTTGATTCTGCTCCTCCTTCAGGAGAATTCTACGTAATTTATAGAAGTGAAGCTGGGACTTCTGCTATTGATACGGGAGCAGCAAGAACCGCAAATGCAAATACATTTACTGAAGCTCAAACATTTAGCGGTGGTATGGCTGGGACATTATCTACTGCTGCTCAACCAAACGTAACAAGTACTGGCACATTAACTAGTTTTAGATCAACCGGTATTGATGATAATGCAAATAGTTTGGCTATGACTATTTCTGATTCATCAAAAGTTGGAATAGGAACAGCATCACCTTCTGCTCAATTACATATAGATGAAGCAGCTTCTAACTCTTATGCAACTATAAGATTAGAAGGTAATAATAGAGGCGGTGATATTGAAATGTATCAAGGTACTGTTCCAGTAAGTACAATAAGAACAGATCAATCTGGTAATATATATGTTAAAACCTCTGGTTCATATGGAAGTAGTTCACTTACAAATAAACTAGAAATTCCTACTGCTGGTGGATTAAAAGTAAGAAATGCTGCAGCAACTGGTCCTATTGTAGACATAGGTACAACATCAACAAGTGTTGCAGATGATGGCGTTATAGGTGGCATAGACTTTACTAGTGGTTCATCAAGTACAGTTAATGGAAGACTTCAAACAAGGCAATATGACACTAGCGAAAATGCTGGATATTTTTCAAACGAATTAAGAGCGCCTAATGGAAATAGTTTAGGTGAAGTAAATAGAGAGTTTATGACTCAAAATGCTATTGGTGGTGTATATATAAAAAGACCTATGCCATCAAATATCTATTACTATAGAGATATATATAAATCTTTAAATCTATCAGCAAGTCAAAGTGGTACAACATTTATTACATTAAATCAAAATGATTATTTTTGTAGTATATCTTGTCTTGTAGATGCTTGGACAGTTGATACTAGCTATCCAACTTCAGCATTAATGAGAAGATATGGATTAACTGCTAATACTCATAATGGAAGAAGTACTTGGAGTGTAAGACTTACTCAGTATTTAGATATGGGGGAATATAATACTGGTGCTACAGACCATTCTAGTGCAAGTGTTAATTTTTCTTTAAGCACTTATGCAACCAAATCTGCTGGTTCAAATAATGGATATTTATATATTAGATATAACACTGGAAGTTATACTTCAGGACCAGCGACAATAAGATTATCTGGAATATTTCTAAATGCTAGAGTTGATGACCAACCAATTACAGCAAATTTATAGGAGTTAATAATGAATTATAGATTGATAGGTTTACCTAAAAATGGTGTTACATTATGCCAAATGATAAATCATTATTTACTAGAAAATAAAGATTTACATTACATAGCTATTGTAAGAGAACCATACGAAAGATTTTGGTCAGCAATAAAACAATGTACCTATGCTTATAAGGCAGACAAAATACCAGAAGACAACAGTGAAGGTATATTTAAATCAACTAATGTAGAAGATCAAATTAAAGAAGGTATTGCTCAGATAGATGGAACACCTAATGATTATTTTAAAACTCAAAAGTCTTGGCTAGACAAATATACTGTTGGAACAACAATTAAATTTGATAAAGATATACAAGCATCTTTGAAATCAATATTTAAAGATCATCAATATGAAACAGAAATATATAAGATTATAGAAAAAGATTGGAATCCAAGCATACATGATAAAGATAGCGAAGCACTAGATATAATAAAATCTACATACAAAAATAAAATAGAAACTTTTTATGCAGATGACTTTGCGTTGTGGGAGAGTAAGTAATGCCATTAAGTAGAATTAGCAATAACGTAATATCAGATAATACGATAACTAATGCTAAGATTAATTCGAGTGCTGCAATAGCTAAAACTAAATTAGCATCATTAGATATAGTAAATGCTGATGTTAATGCTAATGCTGCAATTGCAGCTACAAAATATGTTATGCCTTCAGGTTCTGTCATACAAACTGTTAACAGTACATATAATAGTAGTAGTGCATTAAATTCTCAATCTTACGTAGCAGCTGCAACTTTAGGCACAATAACTACTACTGTAGCTAACTCTAAAATATTAACATTTACAAATATACCAATTCAAACAAGGGATATTGATAATATATATTTTATAGCTTTAAGAAGTAGTTTAGATAGCTATGCGAGTAATTTACAAATGAACCTTCATGTAAACTATGCGACCAATGATCACTTGCTACCTTATACTGGTATGAATTATTTACATTCTCCAAACCAATCTGCTAGTACAGCTATAACATATAAACTATACATTAAAAATTCTAATAATAGTGCCGGTTGGTACATGCTGGATACTTGGGGTCAAAGTGGCTATGTGTATTCAACCCAACATTTAGAGATTATGCCATGAGTGATATGAAAAAACTAGGAAAAGTATTGGATAAGCAAATTAACGGTGGATATGTTTGTTATGGTTATCCTACGAATGAAAAAGAATTTAGAAAGATGTTTAGAAAAGTTATGTATGAAGATATTAATGGAAATGCTGTTTTAAGTTCTAATCCAGACGACTTTGGATTAACTTGGACTCAGTTAAAAGCAGAATTGGATAAACTATGACATATATTGGATCAGAACCGAATCACGGACTATTTCATCAGCAGACCTTTACAGGTAATGGTTCGACTAAATCATATACTCTCGATCAGTATGTTGCTGATGGAACCGGAATACTCGTTACTGTCGGTAATATTATACAGGAAGAAGGATCAACGAAATCTTATGTTGCATCAGGCAATTCTCTAACATTTGATTCAGCTCCACCAAACGGTGATACTGTCGTCATAAGGTTCTTAGGAAGAGCTATAGATACTAAGGATGCATATTTAAGAACAACGAAATTTAAATATGTAGCCACAGCAAACCAAACACTCTTTGATTCATCTGACTTTAACAGTAGAATATTAAGTTATACGGCAGGTGATATCGATGTGTTTTTAAATGGTGTAAGACTCGATGAAACTGACTTCACGGCTACGAATGGAACAAGCGTAACTCTGGCAAGTGCTGCTGATTCAAATGATGAGATTATCATATCAGCAAATAACACAGTACAACTTGCAGATGTAGTTCCAGCAAGTGGTGGAACATTTGGTGGTAATGTTGCAATGAATGGTACTTTAACAATGAATGGCACAACACCATTTATAAAAAGTAAGTCCAATCTTTCAACTAATCACAGTATAACAGCAGGATTTAACAATATGGTAATCGGTCCATTTACAATAGATAGTGCAGTAACACTTACGATAGACAGTGGTGCTACACTGACAATAGTTTGAGGATAATATGGCAGGGATATTAAAAGTAGATACGATACAGAGAGCTGGATCAGATAGTGATCAAATTACTTTAAGTTCTAGTGGAGTTAATTTATTCAATCCCATAATTAAAAGTGGTAGTGGTACTACTGGTATGACTATTGATACCAGCGGTATAATAGTTCAACCTACTAAACCTTTATTTTCAGGAAAGTTAACTTCAAGAATGACAATAAGTGGATCTGGTCATACTCAAATTACAGGAATTAGTGAAGACTTCGATCAAGGAAATAATCATTCAAGTGGAACTTTTACGTGTCCAATAGCTGGTAAGTATAGAGTACATTGTAGTGGTTCTTATAGATCTGATGGCGCTAGTTATGTAGATTTAAGAATAGATCAAAATAGTACTTATATAGCTCGATCTTATAGTGAACTTCCAAATGCAGCTCAAGTAAGAGGAGCAAATGCTTGGCATCCTTTTAGCTGTGAAAATATTGTTAATGCTGCAGTAGGAGATACATTTAAATGGTATTTGGGTGCTGGTGCTGGAACTTCTCAATTATTAGAAACACCTTACACTAGATTTTCAGTAGAGTTTATAGGATAAAGATATGACTAGTACATTATTCGTAGAAGAAATAAAAGGTAGAACAACTGGTACAAATGCCAATAAAGTTATAGTACCGAGTGGACAGACATTAGAGGTTCCTACAGTTACAGGAAATCCTTCTTTTACTGGAGGATTGAAAGTAAATACTGTTCAAGATACTACTGGTACTACTGCTATGACTATTAATACCAATGGCATTGTAACAAAATCAGCTCACCCAGCTTTTCAAGCATACTATGCTAATAATAGTTATGTTTGGAGTGATATTGCTGATGGTGGATACCATTTACAAACACTTAACCAAACACGTTTTAATATAGGTAATCATTACAATACTACAAACCATCGATTTATTGCACCAGTTGCAGGAACATATTATTTTTATGGTCAATATTATCATAATTATACAAGTAACTACGCTAGAGCTGCAGCTGCTATTTTTGTAAACGGTTCACAGATGTCGGAAACTTGGACTCCATGTTGGGAAACAACAGGCAGTGCACATACAGCAATCACTCTTTCATTAGCAGTAAATGATTATGTACAATTATATACAGCTTTTTATGACTCAAATGGTACAAGTAATACTTATAATGTATATGGTGGTGCATTAAATACATATTTAATTGGACATTTAATAGGATAAAATATGACAAGTACATTAAAGACAGAGAAGATACAGTTCAGAGGTGATAACAGTGATGCTATGACTCTAAGTAATAATGGCGGCGTAACACTAGGTGGAACTGGAGGTTTACATGTAGGTCATTCAAATAATAATGCGCAAGTAGCTACTTTTATTAATAGTAGTTATTCTAATTCAAGTAGTGGTGTTGTTCATGTAAAACAAACTGGTGCAACTAATCAACCTACAATGGTTATTGAGCAAACTGGTACTGGTGGAAATCCAAGTGATACTCAAGGTTTGCATATAAAGATAGCTGGTCAAAATCAAGGTAGTGGTCAAGCCATAAGAATAACAACAGAAAATTCAAGTCTTAATAGTGGTAATGCTTATGATGCATTTTCAGTTACTAATGGTGGTGGTTTAACTATTAAAAATACTTCTAATGCAACTACTTTAAATTTAACTACAGATGGTAGTTATACACTGCCAAAACAACCTGGATTTATTGCTGTAAGATCAAGTACTAGAATGAGTTCTAATAATGGTTTTAGTAATAATACTTATCATACTGTTGCTTTCGATGAAAATGGTGTAGGAAATTTTGACACTAGAAATAATTATGATGCAAGTACAGAAAGATTTACTTTTCCAACAGCTGGTAAATATTTAATAGGATTTAATCTTTTAGTTTATGGTACTGGAGGAGGTTACATAGATTTTAATCTTATGTATAATAGTACTTTAATAGGTAGAGCATATTATGATACTGGAACTGGAGGTAATTGGAAGCCTGTTAATTTGGCTCAAGTAGTAAATGCTAGTGTTAATGATTATGTTTGGATAAGATCTTATTGGACAGGAAATCAACAAGTACATGAAGGAGTATATGGTAACTTTTGGGGATACCTTTTAGGTTAAAAATAATAAGGAGAAAAATTATGGCAGATTATACAGTAAAATTAACAGACACAGAAGATAAGGCTATGTCTTACTGTGCTTTATCTACTCAAGAGTGGATAGACAATGCTTTAAAAAATAGAGCAAGAATTGCTAAAGATGAAATCATTGCATTAAACACAGCTCACTGCAATGCTAATAATATTCAAATAGCAACAGGTGAAGACAAGCAAGTTGAACAAGCATTTACTTTAAAAGTAGTTAAAACAGCTAAAGAGGTAAATGAGGAAGCAGAAAAAAATACACCTAAATAGGGAGAACTAAATAATGGAAAATAATGAAGTTGAAAAAGTCGTAATAGACCAAGTAGAATATGAAGTGAACAGTCTTTCAGATAGAGCTAAGGTCTGTGTAGCTCAGTTGAAAGATCTGCAAAATCAGATAAATATATCAAGAATGAGATTAGATCAATTGATAGCATCACAGAATGCTTTTACGAGAGATCTCAGAGAAGAGGTATCAAAGAAGGAAGATGAGCCGAGCAAGGAATCTAAGTAGATTTAAACCAGCATCAACTGGGTTAATTGAAGCTGCTAATATTACTAGTGGTACGATAACTAATACTCAGATTAATGCAAGTGCAGCGATAGCTCAAAGTAAAATGGCAGCATTAGCTGCAGCTAATATGCCAGCTGGCTCTATAGTACAATTTAAATATGGAATTACAAGAAACAATGCTGAAAATGTAACTTGGTCTGCTGGACCAGGAAACGGTGCTCAATTTGGTTCATCTATTGCTAATAGAACTTATCAGAATGCAAGAGTATTAACTATAACACCTAAATTTAGTAATTCAATTTTAATGTGTACAGGGCAAATTAATTGGAGCAGTGGTAATACTGGAAATACAGGTGCTTTTGGTTGTGTAATTACTAGAGATGATACTGATATGATTGATTGTAGTGATTATCCTTGGTATAATTCTGGTAGTTCTGGTGCTGGTTCTTATCCAATGGGTCATACAATACATGGTACATTTGTTTTAAGTTCAGCTGCAGAACAAACAATTAGGTTAAAAGCATTTGGTTATGCTGAAACTGGTTCTGGTATTACTATGAGATATAAGGGTCATTCATTAACAGTTGCAGAAATAAAAGTATAAAAACTATAAGGAAACACTATGCCACTATCAAAGATAACAGCAGCAAGTATTACAGATAATACTATAACTAATACTCAGTTATCTACAAGTGTTATTACTCCTATAGCTATTGGAGGTGTAGAACAGGAATATGAAGATGGTGGAACTAACTATAGATCACATAGCTTTTTAACTCCTGGACCACATAGATTTAGTACAAGCACTACATTAACAATAGACTTTCTTTTAGTAGCTGGAGGTGGTGGTTCTGCTGCTGCTGAAGGTTATCAAGGTTCAACTGGTGGAGCAGGAGCTGGTGGATTAGTTGAAGCTACTTCTCAAACTTTAGCTCCTGGAAACTATACAATAGTAGTAGGTGCTGGTGGAGCAAAATCTACCAACGTAGCTAGCCCAGCTTCTAATGGCGGTAATAGTACATTTAATGGTTTTACTGCTACTGGTGGTGCTGGTGGTGGAGACTACGAGGGTGGTCAAAGAAATGGAGGCTCCGGAGCAGGAGGCTCAGAAGATGGTGAACCTGGTGGAACATCAACACAAGATACTTATTCTGGAACTACAAATGTAACTGGTTATGGAAATGCCGGCGGTGCTGGAGGTCCTTATCCTAGTGGTGGTAGTGGTTCTGGTGGAGGTGCTGGAGGTGCTGGACAAGGTGCTAACAATACAAATAGAGCTGGTGGTGCTGGAAGAGCAAATAAATTTAGGTCTGGAAGTAACGTAACTTATGCTACTGGTGGTAGAGCTGCTACTGGAGATAATGTACTCGGTACTGCTGGAAGTCCAAATACTGGAGATGGTGCAGGAGGAGTTTCTACTTCTTCTGGTAATCAAACTGGTGGGGAAGATGGTGGTTCTGGAATAGTGGTGATTAGATATGCATTATAGGAGATTTAAATGACAGGAATATTAACAGATAATTTATATCCTAGTGGCTCAATAGTTCAAGTTAAGCAGGCTTTTACAGCAACAACTGACACCTATACTAGTTCAAATACATGGTTTAATTTAGGTGGCTTACAAGTAGATATAACACCCAAACTTTCTAATAGTCAAATGCTTATATCTGGGCAATTAGGTTGTGTAGATCATGATCAAAATAGTTATTTAGTTATTTTTAGATATGCACGCTATCAAGGTAATATAACAAAAGTTATTGGTGTTGGAGCAAATGTAGGTAGAGTAGGAACAACTGCTATTAGAGGAACAGCTAGTGCTGATGTTAATGGTATTATAGGTTCAGTATTACCACAATTTATAGATAGCCCAGGAGCTTCAGCACAAATATCATATTTTGTACAAGCTAACAATTACAATGGTGGTAGCTTTTATTATAACAGAGATAAAGGAAATAATGAAAATTTCCCGTCGAGTTTGACAGTTATGGAAATTGCACCATGATAAGATTAAAAATATTATAAATAGAGTATAATAATAAAAAACTCTAGGTTATAATATGGCTACACCAAATTCAAAAACGACATTAATAGATTATTGTAAAAGAAGACTCGGTGCACCTGTTATTGAAATTAATATTGATGAAGAACAAGCGGAAGATCGTGTTGATGAAGCTCTAGAATATTATCAAGAATTTCATTCTGATGCAACAGTAAAAGGATATATGAAACATCAAGTAACAGGAACTGATGTTTCTAATGAATATATTTCTGTTTCTTCTGATATTATTCAAGTTACAAAAATGTTTCCAATAACTAGCAATTTCAATACTGCTAGAAATTTTTTCGATATAAAATATCAAATGATGTTAAATGATTTGGCGGACTTTGCTACATTCTCCGGAGATGTAGCTTATTATGAACAAATCCAACAATATCTTAGACTTTTAGAAATGAAATTAAATGGACATCCTATAGTTAATTTTGTTAGGAGACAAAACAGGTTATATATACATGGTGACTTTGCAGATAACGATATTAAAGCTGGAGATTTTATTGTAGCAGAAGTATATACTATAATTAACCCTACAACACATACTAGTGTTTTTAACGATATGTGGTTAAAAGAATATACCACGGCATTAATCAAACAGCAATGGGGATCTAATCTTATTAAGTTTGAAGGAATGCAATTACCAGGAGGAGTACAATTAAATGGCCGTCAAATATATGATGATGCTACTAATGAAATAGTAGCTTTACGAGAAAGAATCAGAGTTGAGCACGAATTGCCACCAGATTTTTTCGTGGGGTAACATATGGCCACTAATTTTTATTTCCAACAAGGTGTAAAATCAGAACAAGATTTATATGAATCTATAGTCATAGAATCTATAAAGATGTATGGCCAAGACGTATATTATCTTCCTCGAGACATTGTAAATTTAGATGATGTATTTAAAGATGATGCAGCTTCTAGATTTAATTCTTCACACAAGATAGAAATGTATATAGAAAACGTTGATGGCTTCGACGGTGAAGGAGATATCTTTACTAAATTCGGAGTAGAGATTAGAGATCAAGCCACTTTTGTTGTAGCAAGAAAAAGATGGTCAGCTCAAGTAAAACATTATGACAGTGAAATTACAGCTATAAGACCTTTAGAAGGTGATCTTATATATTTAC